AATTCAAGACAAAATCATGAAGGAATCTTAAAGTTTAACAGTAATTTAATTAAAACACCTTGGGTAAACTCTGTGATAGAGCTACTTCCGGTGATCAATACATTACATGGTAAATCTCCATCATATCATGTTGAGACTCTTTGCACTTTAGTTGACAAACTTTATAGGAATAAAGGTCCTTTAGGGGCCATTAAACTTTTAAAGATGTACAGGTTAGCATTTCAGCAATATTGTCTACGACAAGAACTGTCTGAAATACCATTCTGTAAAACAACTAAAGAAGGTTTACCGAAGTGTTTACACTTCTTAAAACCCTGCTTAGAGAGTAATGACGAAGTAAGGTACACTTTATCAGTCTTGCGACTGATAGAAGAGTTCCGTTGTGAACCATCTCACGATGTGTCCACTATAACTTCACCATCTTCTGCACAACAAGGGGTAATATCTGATATAATCAGATATATCCATTCAAATCCCAAAGTTCTGAGGTATTTACCAAAGAAATTAGGGGACCTGCGATTTGTACTATCAAACAAGAGCGGTCCTAACGGACCAGCATCTTTAACTTGCTTGAAAGATTTAGCTGCTTTACAACAGCAAAATCCTGGTTTACTAAAAACTATCGAGTCTGTGCTTGCACGGACAGGTAGTTATGTAGTACCTAGTACATACATCAACCAACTACCTAAGGGTGAATTCCTTCACTCAAAGTTAGTTTTGCTAAGCGATAAAGCTTGTAAAACAAGAGTTATAGCTATAGCGGATTGGTGGTCGAACGTCGCTCTTTCACGGATACACAATGTGTTCATGAAAGGATTGCAACGAATGAATTCAGACATGACGTTTCGTCAAGATCTGATCCCTAAGGTGCTGAGTAACCTAGGTTACTCACTTTACACCTCTGATATGACTGCTTTCACTGACCGCTTTCCAAGTTTACTTGAGAAAGAGGTCATTAAAGCGGTCTATGGTGTCCAAGAAGCTGAGGATTGGTATAATATCATCTGTGGAAGATCTTTCTTCCACAAGAATATTGGACAAGTCCAATATAAAGTTGGGAACCCCATGGGAGTATTATCTTCCTGGGCTGTCTCGACTTTCACACATCATGTTGTGAAACACTATTGTGCGTCTACTCTAGGTATTAAAGAATATAAATATTTAATACTAGGTGATGATACACTAGATTCAAGAAAGGATGTATATACTAGGTATATACAAACCATCAAGGATTTAGGTATATCAATTTCTCACTCAAAATGCACACAAAGTGAACAAGGCTATGCCGAGTTCGCTAAGCGATTATATACACCTAAAGGTGAGATAACAGGCTTGCCTGTACACTTACTTAAAGGAATACATAATAATCCTGAGCAGTTGTTAGAACTACTGAGGATTTGCAGATTGAGAGGTTACGAGGATTCTATCCTTCGTCCCGGCTTT